GAAGAAGAGGTTTCTGTTCCCTGATCGCGGGCCTCGCATGTCACATGCCTAAAGCTCACGGTTTCTTTAACTAATTCTAAACAATAAGGAGATTATTCAAATGTCAGAATTAAGTAATAATGAAGCAGGACGCGGGTTTACTCACATTTACACCGCAACCTTCGAAGACTTGCAAACGATTGGTAACGGCGGGCAGAAGACCCTCGCAACCATCCCCGCCGGGGGGGCTGTTGAGATGGTCGGAGTGTATGAAGCCGAAGCCTTCGCAGGCACAACTTCCCTCGTCATTGATGTGGGAACCACAGGCGGAGATCCCGATGAGTTCATCGACGCTCTTGATGTTGATGCAATGAGCGCTCCCGTGTTTAACACCGGAGACGCATTCACGGGCAGTCAATCCCAACCCGTTGGTGGAACCAACACCGCCACTTCCATTCTTTTGGAAGTCACTGATGCCGCAATCGCATCAGCAACGGCAGGAAAGATTGTTATCGGACTTCGCATTGTTGACCTCGGTCAATTTGCATAAGTCGTAATTTAGTTGTGGGTTAAGCCCCCTTCGGGGGGCGATCCCACACCTAACCACACAACAAATATGGCGGATATATTTTTACCGAAGTGGAAAGATCAGGGGAAAGGAAACGGTTCAAAGTTCATGGAGAACCTGGACCGTTACTTGCGTTACGAAGTGGACCTTGAGAAGCACGAAGCATCCATGCGTGAGCAAATGGCTCGCAAAGAAAACACTGAGATGGGTTCTGCGCAGACCGATGGACTCGGACAACTCAAAGGTACAATCCCTGCTCGCGAATACTTTCGTTGGCATCAATCCGAGCGTGGATGTTGGGGGGAAAAGAGCTTTGTAAAATCCTTCCTCCGCGACAATCCAAGCTTCAAAGCAAAGTCGATGGAAAAGAAAAGCTTTAGCGGACCAAGCTTCAAGACAGCATGAGGACTATTGGCGTAAATACAATGGTAACAAACCTCACCCTTATGGTTGGGGTTGATTCGTTTCTGACCGCTGAGACCAATGCCGCCATTCGCTCTTTTAATCGCTATGGGCGATTGGCGTGGGAACGGGCAAGATGGCCTGACACCATTCGCCTGGAGCAAAAGATTCCTGATATTCAGGTTAGGAATGTAAACATTACAAGCGGGGGAAGCGGATACACCGGAACTCCATCCGCAGGATTTTCAGGCGGAGGTGGATCAGGAGCCGCCGCCACACTTACGAAGAACTCGGACAACGAGGTTAACGGAGCCGCAATCACTAATCACGGCACAGGATACACTTCCGCACCAACCGTTGCAATTACCGGAGGTTCAGGAAGCGGGGCAACCGCAGAAGCGACAATCATCGCAGTCCTTGAGTTGGGTAACACGATTGGCGAAATCCTTCGGGTCACTGAGCATGACCCTTACGAAACAGGGAACACAAGAGACCTTGCATTTCGTTTGGAATTTTCATCCACATCTACCTCGGACTACGGACAAGCAGTCCTAGTTGATCGCTCAAGTACAACGCCTGTCTATGTACTTTACCGCACACCATTCCCTGGGTATGCCGCAGGCGAGGAGTTCCCTTATGTATTCTCTGAGTATGCAGTGCTTGGGGCGTATGCGGATCACCTTTTGACCGATGGGCAGTTTGAGAAAGCGGGTCCAATCCAAGCACAGGCAGAAGCGGTCATCTTGCAGGAACTAGACAAGCTTGAGCGCCAATCTATGCAATCAAGTAACTTACAATTTATCACTTACGGAACTACATCACCAACAGGAATATAATATTATGTCATCAGAATATAGAGGTTTAGGACTTAACGGAGGACAGTACATCAATGGAACGGGAGCCGTCACCGGAGACTTTTTTGCGATTCAAGCGACTGAGGATACCGTTCTTGCCGCGCAATCTTCAAACATAACAAACTTGGCAAACATTTGCACCGGAGTAGACGGAACGACACTTTCTGCCGGAACCGTAATATACGGAAGATTTACTAGCATCACGCTCACTAGCGGTGCGGTGATTGCGTATAATGTCTAATTCGGTCATATCACTCGGCCTCGGACTCGGAGGCGGAAAGGCGGCTACATCGAGCGGTCGTCCACCGTCGGGCGGGCCTGATGGTGTAATTCAAACCGAGGCCGAAGCATTTTTACAAGTGGAAGCCGGACAATTTTTAGCATTCGACTAGGAGACAAAACAACATGGCAAATAAGAAAATTTCAGCACTAGACTCACTTGGCGGAACTCCCGCAGTTGGTGACATTATCCCGATTACCGATGTCTCGGACACCACGGGATCGGCGCAGGGTACTACGAAAAAAGTGACAGTATCGAACTTGATGTCTGCGGTGGTTATCGCGGATGAAAACCTTCGAGGTACAGATAATCCACACATTGGGGCATTTCCGAATCAATCTTTCTTGGTCACGGATAATCCAAGTAAATCGGTCATGTTAGCTTCGGATTCTGACGGAACTTTGAATGTTATTACCTCAGCAGGTAAGTTTCCGATTCCGGTTGGCCTTTCAGTCTCAGAAGATTCAGCAGAACCTGACATTGAAATCACTACCACATCAGGAATTTACTCCGTAGTCACAGGTGATTCAGATGCTTTAGGGGCCAATGGATTACCAATTCGCCAAGGCTTTAACCTTCCCGACATCGGGGCAAATCCCGCACCACTTTTAATTTCAGGCGGATCAATTTCTTAAAACTTAACAAACAAATATTATGGCAACAGTATATATTAAACCCGGTACAGGTTCAGGCTCAGGAACACTCGCTGATCCTTATTTTTTCGATCAACTAGGCACAGCAGAGACAGCGGCGGGTAGCGGAGGTAAGATTCTTTTTACGGACGGAACTTACACGGTTTCAGCAATCGTGCAACTTGGGGCAAGTAATGTCACTTATGAAGCTTTGAATTCTAAACAAGCAATAATTGATTTTCAGAATAACAACCTTTCAGCATTAGAGCTAGGAACATCCGCCGCTAGTTACGCGGGGTTTTCCTTAAAGGGCATAGTCTTCAGTAATATAGGAAACGGAACGGGTGGGCCTTCCGTGGAATTACAAATCGCATCAGGTAATACCTTAACATGTGACGAATGTGAGTTTTTAAATATGACTCCAACTTCTAGAGGTGCTGTAGGTTCTTACTTAGCTGTCAACCCCGGTGCCATGAACGCAACTTTCACAGGGTGTATCTTTACTCAAGCCGGAACTAACACTGTCCCTATGTTTGGTTATCGAGCAGCCGCTACTCATGCTCTGACATTAAATAATTGTACTTTAATTTTCTCAGGAACAGGAGCGGCAGTTTTTCTTAAAAACAGTACAGGTTCTTATACAGTTAAAAATTCGATTCTTTTATCGGACGGTTCAAATAAGACATTAGGCACTCCTTCTCCTTTCACGGAATCTCATAACTGTTATTTTGGAATAGGTGAATCTGCTGATGCCGCAAACGCTATCATCGTGGACGATCCGCAATTGGTAGACTCCTCAAGCGGAGACTATCGCCTTCGCCCATCCTCACCTTGCATCAATGCAGGAACCGCAAGCTAAGTAGTCATGGCACAGCAAAAGTTAGGCCGGAAGGATTACACCATCGCTGTAAAGACAGGGACGGATGCCAACAAGACGAAGTTTAAAAAGGAAGCTACTCAGGGCGAAATATACTTCGCTACTGATACTAAAAAAATCTATGTAGCTGAGACTACCGCAGGAGCCTCTGACTCGACCCTTGCACAGTTTGATCCTGATGCAACAGGCGTGTAATGATCTACCTCCTCCCATTGCTTTTTTTTCTTTTAGCCGGATGCTCTCTTCGTTCGACCTATCCAACCCTCGGAGCTATTGCCGGAGGTGGAGTTGGTAGTTTGGGCGGACCTGGAGGGTCTGCACTTGGAGCGGGCATAGGGGCGGTAAGTGGAGAAGCGCTTAAAAATGCAGATGCCTTGATCGAGGCCGAGGAAACGATTGAGGCTTTATCGCATGGAGATGTAACGGCCTTGGTAGCACAGGGAATGGCCGAGCATAAAAGCGGGATGCAGGGATTCATGGATACCGTCAAGCAGTGGTTGATGTACGCGGCAATCCTTCTTGGTGCTTACCTGGGCATACCAATTTTTGTAGCCAAACGAACCGCACGATCCTGCTCCAAATCTGAATTTGCCAAGCAATCAACCCGTCCACCATTTCCTGTCAAACCGCCACCTAGATGAAAAACTTTTTACTACTCAAAGATAAATTTCACGCTCTAAACAAAAAAGATAAAATGCTCACAGTTCTTGGATGCCTGGTCATTGCGATCATTGTAATCGAGTTCGTTTTTTAATTATGGACCGCGTAACATTAGCAGGGTTTGGGGGAACGCTCGCAACGGTCAGCGGATCTTTCCATGAAGTTATCGGGATTGTGGCCGGAGCCATGACGGTAATTTATATGGCCATCAAGATTTTCCAAGAGATCAAGAAGAAGTAATGCCACGCTACACTCCAAATGGTCCGCTTGACGATCCTGTCTTAGTAGACGGGGATCGCGGATTTCGTGGTATCGATTCATACCTTGAGAACACATCCTTGCAGGGTGGGTTTGTGGAGACTAGTGAGAATATGCGTCTCACCGGAGACTTGGCGGAGACCCGCAAAGGTATTGATTTTTTGTCAGGAGGTCTGACCCTCAGTTACAATGGTTCAGATGAGCGAGTGTTTTGTAGCACGGGCTTCTCAGACCCGGCTAGTGGCACGGAGTTCGTCGTAGTTGCGACCAAGACAAAAGCAATCATTTGGAACGATGCAAACAACTCAGGTATCGCAATTGATTACCCCGGTGGTGAGGTAGTCGCAGATGCGGATGGAGCATCCTTCGTACAGTCCTTAGAGAAACTAATTCTATTCCGTGGTAAAGATAAAACTCCACTTGAATGGGATGGAGACTTTGCATCGCCGTCTGACTTCGTGGTCAAAGCGAATGCAAGCCCAGGAGGCGGAAACATCCAATGCCCAAATACGGACTTTGGTTTATTCTTTCGTAACCGCTTAATTGTTCCACAACCCACAGATTCGAACTACACGGTCCTAATGAGTAACTTACTCAATACGGATGTGTACACCACCGCAGACGCACAGTTCAGAATCAATAAGGGAAGTGCGGATAAGCTCGTAGGATTCTTTCCCTATCAGGAAGATCAGTTGATCGTGTTCATGCGTAACTCGATCCACATGATTAACAATATTGCCACCGTGAGCGCGGCAAACACTTACGAGATCACCCGTCAGCATGGATGTGTAGCTCGCAAGTCTATCGCACAGAGCGGACCCCAAACTTTCTTCCTGTCAGATAATGGGGTCATTGTACTGTCACCTGGTACGGACCCTGCCAAAGCACTCGGAGTCGCAATTTCGAAAGTAAGCGGTTA